TGTTGGTTGTCGATGACGCGAACCCCCTGCCGTTACGCGCCCTTGAAATTGTACGCCGTCTGCACGATGAGACGGGCTGCGGTTTGGTGTTGAGCGGTATGCCCCGACTGGTTGCGAATTTGCGCGGTAAGCATGGCGAGCTGGTGCAACTTTACAGCCGCGTGTCTGTTGCGCTGAATTTGGGCGAATCTTTGCCGGATGACGAACTCTTTGAGATTGCGAAAGCGGCTTTGCCTGATGCGGACGAAGAAACGCTCTTGGAACTGGTTAAACATAGCAACGGTAATACACGAAGAATGAGCAAATTGATGCGCGGCGCGGTACGCACGGCGAACAAGAACGGTATCAAGCTGCAGGCCGGTATTGTTAAAAAATACAGCTCCCTGATTATCCGATAAGAAAGGCCGTCTGAAATGAGACAAGAATATGCGGTACACGCCGGAGTCTATGAGGACACTTGGCACGACTACGAAACCCATAAACGTCGCAAGATTTGGCGTGCGGATATACGCGGCAAGCGGAAAGAAGGCTTTGCATGGTTGCAAATCCGCCGACTGCGGAAACACTTCGAGACAAAAGAGGAAGCCAGGGAATGGGCGGCTCAGGTTAAGGCGGATTGGGTACGCAATAATTTTTTTGCCTTGAGAAAATATTAAGTAATTGATTTATAAGGAAATAGGAAAATGTCTACTGTGTTTTACAAGCGGATGTTGTTTGGAGCGGCTGTGTTGGTTTGGGCTGTGTTTTTCGTATCGATGTTGCGCGGTTGTGCTCCGGAACTATCGGAAGCGAAGTTGGAAATGTCGCGGCGCGAGCGTCTGGCGGATTTGGAGGCAAAAGCCTTGGGCGAGCAATATGAGGCTATGAGTACGGAAGAAAAAATGAAAGGAATTGTCTATGAGCGATAAGCCATTGAGCCCTGCGGCTAGACAAGAGGCTTTGGAACGTGCGCTTAAGGAAATCTGCGCGAAATATGGCGATAAGGCGATTGTGAAAGGATGTGTGAAATGAGTTTCGGACGACGTAATACGGATTGGCAGGCTTGGGGACAACACCGCAGGCGTGCGACGGCGCGAATGGCGCAAAAAAATAGAGAGCGTGAAATCGAGGAATATCAGGCGCGTTTTAAACGGCCTGCCGAGAAGAAGGAGGAGAAAAAATGATTTGGTTTGTTGTCGGATTGGCGGTGTTGGTGTTGCTGGGGATTTGGCTTGAAATGCTGGCCCGAATCGTCGTGTTGCACATGATAGGCGAAGGCCATGATGGGTATGACGACAATTAAGGCATTGATGTCGCTCTATATTTTTTTGCCTTATTGAAAATATAAGATATTGATTTAAAAGGATTTAAGATGAATAAAGAGAAAATCTTAGACAAAATCAAGAAATGTTTGGCTTTGGGTCTGTCGGCAAATGAACACAATGCCGCACAGGCATTAAAGCAGGCGCAGGCTTTGATGGAGGAGTATGAAGTCAATGCTATAGATATTGCTTTATCAGAAGTCTCCGAACAAGGGGCTGACCGAAGAATGGCCTTTAAATTAGCAAATTGGCAATGGGGCGTTGCAAATATGCTTGCCGATATATTCGGGTGCCAATCTTACCAACGTGGGAAGACGATGATGTTTTACGGCATTGGAAATAGAGCAGAAATCTCAGCCTATGCCTTTGATGTAGTTTATCGGCAGATTTCTGCCGACAGACGCAAATTTTTAAAAAACTGCCGAGCAAGAAAGCAAGCGCATAGAACTTATCTTGCCGATCGATTTTGCGAGGGCTGGCTAACGGGTGCTTTGGGAACAGTCAAAAAATTTGAGATGTCCGCCGAAGAAAAAGCCGTTATGGACGGATACGTAAAAAAAGAACATCCGGATATGGTCGAAGCGAGAACAAGAGATGCGAAATTGTCAATTCTGAGAAGGTCAAAAATGGAATATGAGGCATTAGTTCAAGGAATGGAATCGGGTAAACAAGTGCAGTTACATCATGCCATGAATGGTACAGACGGCGTGAAACAAATTGGAGAGCGGAAATGAATGCAAAAGAAATCACCGAATGGATCGAAGACCGTGGCGAGCTGATGGTCATGAAGAAGGACGGCGAGGGATTTGTGATTGCTGCGCGGTCGCCGGATGGGATGTGGAAGACTGCCGAGGCGGAAACTTTGGCGCGGGCGATAACTTTATGGGAGGAAGTGTGATGGACATTATGGGAGGAAGTGTGATGGACATTGAGCAATACAACCCTAAAAAGAGTCCGAAATATAGCAACTTTATTTATAGATTTTTGAAAAATAACAAAAAAGTTATACCGCGCAGAGGAATACCGGTTATCGAAAAGTTTGACACACTAGGTATCTGGAGGATCGGATGGCATGACAACGACGGGTGGTTTACCGGTGCTCCCATCAGTTTTTTACCCAATGGCAAGGTAGAGATTTATGCATTTAAGCCAGGCGGACAAGTTGTCGAACAAGTCAAATGGTGTGATTACAAACGTATTGGAGCCTGTGCTATTGACGGGCATGCGCATAAATGGCGCGAAGTTAATAAAAACAGCCGGTGCTGCGAATACTGCGGCCAATGGATACGGAGGAAAGTTAAAACCGAAAAAGTTATTCGCCGTCGCGATATTTGGGAGATTGAATCATGATTTGCCGTTGTCCTAACTGCGGGGCGGCCAACAGCTTGGATAGCTTGGTCAGCGACGCCGAAGCAGCCGAAGTGCTGAAGATGTTGCTGGAACTTGATGCCGATATCGGGAAAGCGGCTATCCGCTACATCGGCCTCTTCCGCCCCGGAAAGAGCCAGCTCTCTTGGGGGCGAACCGCCAAGCTACTTCAAGAGCTTCTGCCGCAGATTCAGACGGCCACGATTGAGCGCAATGGCACAACCTACGCTGCTCCAATGGAAGCATGGCTTTATAGTTTTCAGGAAATCTTGGTCGCGCGTGAAGCAGGCCGTCTGAAAACGCCGCTGAAGTCGCACGGCTACCTGTATGAAATCCTTGCAGGCTGGGTAGGCCAGCCAAGCGCAGGGAATCAGACAAACCAACCCAGCCGCCGCGCCGCACTGCCGGCCAACCCCAGCCAAACCCTTACCGCAGCCGTGTCGCTGCAAGGACTGAAAAAATGAAAGAACTGCCTACTCAACTGCATAACGCCATGATCGACGGCCTGACCATGCTTTTGACCCTGCGTCTGAGCGGTTCGCCGGCTGCCGACACTGTGGCCGCTACTGCGCAAACATGGAGCCGTGTATTGGCGCACGGCCGGGCGTGGGACGAAGCGCGAGATGTACCGCGCTTTCAGACGGCCTTTATGGTATTGGCCAATGAAATGAGCCGCTGGCCGAGTCCGAAAGATTTTTTAGACAAGCTGCCACCACCGCCGGAGCCGTTGAAGCTGGAACACCACTACCACCCTACGGCAGAGGAAAAAGCGAAAGGGAAATCGGCTTTAAACCGCATACAGGGCGTGATTAAAGAGGTATTAAAAGGCAGGTCGCTGATGCCGCCTCCGGCTGATACCGCCGCCGAGCAGATTTTGAAACACCGCGCAAAAGTTGAGGCACTTGCAAAGCGCGAACGCGAACAAGGCTTGAGCAAGCCGAAATGTTAAACCAACCTGAAAGGAAAGAGAAAATGGCTAAAACCCGAATCAAACAACCCGCTATCGAAGCGGCACAAGACAAAGCGGAAGTTACCGCATTTATCCGCCAAATCGGCGACTTGCAGCGCGAAGTCAAACGCCTGGAAACCGAAGCCGGAGACAAAAAAGCGGTCATCGAAGAAGAATATGCCGCCAAAGCCGCGCCGATGTGTGCCGAAATCATGAGCCTGACCGAACGTGTGGCCGCATACTGCGAGGCACATAAGGACGAGCTGACGGAAAACGGTAAAACCAAAACCGTGGACTTTACTACCGGCCTGATTAAATGGCGCATCCGTCCGCCATCCGTCAAGGTAACGGGCGTAGCCGCCGTCTTGGCGTGGCTCTCGGAGAAATCCGCCTTTGCCGAGTTTGTACGCACGAAAAAGGAAATCGATAAAGACGCTATCCTGAATCAAAAAGAGCGTTTTTCAGACGGCCAAGTGCCGGGGATTAAGATTGTGTCGGGGCTTGAGGATTTTGTGATTGAGCCTACTGAGCAGGAGTTGGTGTGATGGCGAAAATTGTGATTACGATAAAAGACGAGATGCCAGTAAACGGCTTGCACGGCGTGACCATCAGTTATGACGGCGATTTGGAGCCGCAAGGCGAACTGACGATGGCGCAGATGACGGCTTACAACATCAAGAAATTGATGGATGCGGTTGAGTTTGAGACCGCAAAAAGACTGAGTAAAGCAAATTGACCCACGGCGGGCATCAGCCCGCCATTTTTTAAAAAAGGATTAGATATGTGGTTTAAACAAGTTACTCCATTCCGTGTGTTTGAATTGCCAGAAGCTGAACGCCTCAAAACAGCAATTGCAGAAAACTGGTTTTGTTCTCCTTCCGGATTAGACTGGTTTAGTGAAGGTTTTTATTCTCCGGTCCCATTTGGGCATCCTATTATTTTTGAAGCTCAAAAAACTATGCTTATCGCCCTGAAGCGAGAAGAAAAAGTATTACCCAGTGCGGCCATCAAACATAAATTGGACGAACAGATTATTAAAATCCAAGCCAATGAAGGACGAAATGTCGGTCGTAAAGAAAAGCAGGAATTACGCGAAGCAATTATCGACGACCTGCTGCCTAAAGCATTGACGAAAAGCAGCCGCACTAACGGCTTGCTGGGCACAGGCTGGCTGTGGGTAGATACCGCCAGCCGCCGCAAGGCTGAAAATCTGTTGATCAAATTGCGCGAAGCCCTTGGCGGCCTGCCGGCTCAACATCTGGGTACCCGTCAATCGCCGACATCATTGATGACCAATTGGCTGTTGCAGGGCGAAGCTCAAGGGCGGTTTGTGTTAGATAGTGATGTTACCCTGGTCGGTGTGGGCGATGTTGCTCCCAAAGTTAAAATCAGCCGCAAAGACCTTACCGCTGAAGATGTGGTACAACACGCCAAAAACGGCATGATTGTCACCGAACTTGGCTTGATTTGGAATGACCGCGTGGCATTTATCCTGACACAGGATTTAACACTGAAACGTATCCAATGGCTGGACGTTGTGCAGGAAGAAGCTGAAGGCAGCCGTGATGATGCGGAAAGTATGGCTTATGCCACACAGCTACTGATGGAGGCTGCACTGAGTGCGATGCTTGGTGAGTTGGTAGATTTACTGGGAGGTTGGCAGGAATGATGGAGGGTTGGGATGGATTCTGAAGGCTGGGATTTTTAAAGCTTGATTAAAGGCCGTCTGAAATGGGGTTTAAAACCTGTTTCAGACGGCCTTTTTTATGTCTGTCAGTTTCGCAAAAAACATCGACTTAATACTATATATTGTATTTTATTGGTATAATATCCGCTAATTTATACTATATGTTGTATTGGAGAAATAATGCGCCGGGCGTTGATTGCGAAAATTAAGATTGCTCAAAAGGAGCTAGGCTTGGATGACGGTACCTATCGCGCAGTGTTGGAGCGCGTGACGGGCAAGCGGTCGTGTGCGGATATGGATGTTTCTGAACTTGAGTCTGTTGTCGCTGATATGCGGTCGCACGGATTTAAGCCTAAAGCAAAAGGTAACCCACACGGTAAACCACATCTGCGGCGGACATCATCAGCGGCAATGTTGGACAAAGTAGAAGCACTTTTGACCGTCGGCGGCAAGCATTGGAACTATGCACACGCAATGGCGCGGCGGATGTTTGGCAAGGATAAGGTTGAGTATTTAGACGATACGCAGCTACATAAACTGGTTGCTGCGTTGCAGATTGCAGAAAACAGGAAACGGGGAAAGTAGAAGATGGGGTTCGAAAAAGTTGAACATTTATTGCCGGACACGGTATTGGAAATTGTAGATGTCATCGGATTGGCTGCAACCGAGCAGCTGGTCAAGGCGATTGGCGGGGCGCGGTTTAAATTTGGTAAGGGCAAGGTGGACACCGAGCGTTTGGCAATTTTGGTCGAAGCCATCGGCGAAGTGAAAACGCATGAGCTGTTGCAGGTATATGGTGGCGAGGAATTGTATGTCCCACGGTGCGGCAAGGCTTTAATACAGTTGAGAAACCATAGGTTTTATCAGGAGTTTATCAAATTGCGCGATATTGATAAGGAGAGCGGGCTTATGGCAATGACGAAGCTATGCCCTAAATATGGCATCTCTTCACGAACGGGATATACGATTATCAATGAAATGAGCCGACCTGCGGCACAGCAGGCAGCTTTATTTTAGGCAGTGATGTGTGACCAGGCTTTGGCCGTCTGTATTCAGGCGGTCTTTTTTTTGGTCTGTCGGGTTTGAAACATCTACCGTTCAGGACGATGGGTTAAAGACGGTTTAATGGGGTTTTCAAATGTTATTTAACCTTTTTGGAGATGATTAATGGGCAAAACCGTAACCTTAACCGCTGGACACAGCAATACTGACCCGGGCGCAGTCAACGGCAGCGACCGTGAGGCGGACTTGGCGCAGGATATGCGCAATATTGTGGCTTCAATCTTGCGTAAAGATTACGGCCTGACCGTACGCACCGACGGCGAAGGCAAAGGCAATATGCCTCTGCGCGAAGCGGTTAAGCTGATTCGCGGCTCGGATGTGGCGATTGAGTTTCATACCAACGCAGCCGTCAGTAAAGCGGCTACGGGCATTGAGGCTTTGAGTACCGTCAAAAACAAACGCTGGTGCCAGCTATTGAGCAAGGCTGTTGCGAAGGCGACCGGCTGGAAACTGCGCGGCGAAGACGGCTTTAAGCCTGACAATGCGGGCCAGCATTCGCGCCTGGCTTATGCGCAGGCCGGTGGCATTGTGTTTGAACCGTTTTTTATCAGCAACGACACTGATTTGGCTTTGTTTAAAGCTACAAAATGGGGTATCTGCCGCGCGATTGCGGACGCGATTGCAATCGAATTGGGAGCGACAAGAGTATGAATATTATTGGTAAATTGAAAGAAGCTGCTTCCTATTTTCTTACAAAATTGATTGGAGAAAATCCTAGTAATGAGCAGGTAAACCGCGCACTTATACAGATGCCAAATGTTCGTCCGATACACACCTATCCACGACCAAATTTAAGAAACTCAGGAGTGGCAGCCGCGAAACGGGCGGCGCGTAAACGCAAAGCAAGAAAGTAAGAAATATGATTGACGGTTGGGATGGTTATTAAGATGCGCATTTTCGATATTTTCAAAAACCCCGCGACAGGCGGCATTTCACACTCGAAGCTATGGGCAAACATCGCCTGTGCGGCGGGTACGTTCAAATTTGTTATGCTGCCTGACCCATCGGCGGAAATTTGGGCGGTGTACTTAGGCATTGTGGGCGGCTATGCGGTGGCGCGCTCGCTGGTTAGCGTGAAGCGACAGGAGGTCGAGAATGAATCTGAATCTCATGAAACTGTTGGCGAATAATTGGCAACCGATTGCCATCATCGCGCTGATCGGCACGGGTTTGGCGGTGTCGCACCATCAAGGCTACAAGTCGGCTTTTGCCAAACAGCAAGCCGTCATCGACAAGATGGAGCGTGAAAAGGATCAGGCATTGCGTCTGTCGGCTCAAAACTACGCGCGCGAGCTGGAACAAG